CGGAGTTTTATGAGGTACGTATCAGGGTAAACAAACACGCCCTTCCTCCTTTGGAAAACTCTAAGATTTTTACCTAATCGTAGGACACCAGAACTAATACGTCTTTCAATTTCCTCTTCTTTTCTGAATCTCCGTTTCATAAACATTTCTTTTGGAGACTTCAATAGGATGAAGGGAAGAATTTCCTTTAGTTCTTTACGAACCTTCTCGGGGTCATCTTCAGGTTTTCAAAGTTGATCCAAAAATATTTTCTTGTCCTTTTCAGGATCTTTATATTTCTTATATCATTTTTCATAAGTCTTGAGTACTTTGATGCACATCCGATTTACAGGTTCTTCCCGCACGAAAACCATTTCACCGGTTTTCCAAAGGACGTCCTTTGGTCGCACTTTTTCAAGCGACCTCGGATCATCACCAGGACCGGAGCCAGGCTCCCCTCATTTCAAACCCTTGATAGACCATGTTATTTGCGCCAAGTCGTGGAAACTAATCATTTTATCCCCGAACTGTGTGTATACAGATGACAGCATCAGATCTATTATTTGGGATCATCGTTCTGACTTCGTAGGCTCCACCCAATCTCTGGGCAGATACTTCGTAGCAAAAGGATATGTCGCACTATTTACGATTCGGTCGGTGATGCTGGGTTTTAAGTATGTTCCAAGCAATCAATAGCTCCGCCGTCTTTTTAAGGGGAGTGCGTTGATAATTTTACTTAAATCTGCCTCGATAAAGTTATACCGATCTCCTAAGTCTTTTAAAAACATTGGAAACAGGGTTGGGTACATGCGTGTTTTCTCCAGTAAATGGAGGGATATATGTGTGTATGCGCGACCGCGGAAGAAAAGGGATTTGGCAAATTCGGCAGATCCTTTAGCGATAATTGACTTGTGTAGGGCTATCTTCATACCAAGTTCCCCAACAGCTTGTTGATATCTTATTGCAACTTGCTCGTTCCAGATAACAACGTCGTCACCCAAAATTTGATATTGGTCGAAAGGGGTTTCTAAACCCGCTTCCATGGCGCAATATTGTACTAAGGCGTGATGTGGTAATGCCAGAAATCCGGGAAAGCAAGACAGCGTTCCCATAGGCGTTCCAACTTGATAACGTATTCCGTGAGTAATAGAGTAACTCTCACGGCGTCTAACATACTTCTTCTTAGTTTCATTTCAATAGCCTCATTTTAGTTCAAACTTGCGCGTTGCTACAAAGCTCCGATCCGTTAAAACTGAAATAATACTGTCAGTCAAAGGCGCACCCAAGAAATCCGTCAAAACCTTCCTTGCTAATTCCCGCGGGAAGCGGTCCGTCGCATTAGAGAGATCGAACGAATAACAATGGATTTTCTTTTCCGTTGCAAACCGTACACGGTCCCTTCCAGCTTGCTGATCAAATGTAGAGTCCGATGGGATTGCCCTGAGGATCTTTGATAAGTAAGAATGAATCGGCTTCAAGAGCGATTGCGTAAGGAAATCGACGATCGCCACGACACGTGTTTTACCTCCCTTGTCTTGTAAAAAGGCAAGTTTGGAATGATAAACCGGTCTCCCAGTATACTGGGGAAGTGTATTTTTGACCAAAGATATTTCTTGAAATTGCTTAATATGAGACGACAGTCTAATCAATTTAGATTTCAGAA